GTTTCGCCCACCCCGACGAAATCGCAATGTCAAAATTTTGACAAACCATAGACTACGCTGGCGGAAGCCATCGTGGATCAAATTGACGGATTTTTGACACATGGGAAAGCGCGGGATGGGCGACTCTGGATTTAGGAATATGCGCCAGGTAGAGGCGTACCTGAAGGCACAGGGCTATAAAGGATCGCGATCCACCATAAGCAAGCATAAGCGCCAGGGTAAGATCAAAAAGGTAAATGGGAGGTATAGCAAGGAGTCTGTAGATAAGTATGCCAGGACGTTTTTGCAGGTAGAGGGCGGAATAGAGGGGCGCATCGCGCTGCCGGAAGATGATCTTGATATGGCTGGCCTCCAGGAGCAGAAGCTCCGAGCCGAGATAGCCATCAAGCGCGCCCAGGCCAAAAAGGCCGAGCTCCAAAACGAGATCCTGCTCGGGAAATATATCAAAAGATCAGACCATGAGCGCAGTATCGCGGCGGCGTGCGGAGTTCTGGAGGCAGGCCTGAAGCATTTTTTTAAACTCCGGGCGCAGGACATGATAGAGCTCGTCAACGGCGACCTGGCGGAGACTACCGCCTTGGTTGTCTATCTGTGCGAGCATCTGGACCTTGAGCTGACAAAATTTGCAAAAATGGCACCGGTCGAGGTCGAGATTGATGCGTAAGCTCAAGATCAATGGCAAGAGATACTTGGACGGCCTCATAGAGCCAGGCACAACATGCACGGTCAATTTCCAGTGGCCTAAGCCGGCAATCTCAGTGATGCGCAAGCGAAAGCGCGTCAGGCCGTCAATCTGGACCGAGCAGCACCGTGTTGTGACAATGTCAAGCATCCCTGGCCAGTGGCGTAATGACGTTGCCCCGTACCTGGCCGGGATAATCGACGTGGCGTTTGTAAAAAAAACGCGCAAGGTGATCGTGTGCAAGGCACCGCAAACCGGGATGACCGAGTGCGGCATCAATGCGGTCTGCTATGCCATAGACCGCGCACCTGGGCCAACCCTCTTTGTTTTTCCTGACCGCGACATGGCACGCGAAAACGCCATGGACCGCATAGCTCCTGCTATCAAGGAGTCCCCCATAGTGGCCGAGTACCTCACCGGAGATGCAGACGACGTCTCCGCCAACAGGATCAACCTGATCCACATGCCCATTTACATGGCATGGGCCCACTCGGCATCAAAGCTCGCCAACAAGCCGATCATGTACCTGGTCCTCGATGAGGTGGACAAGTACCCGGCAACGAGCGGCAAAAAGGAGACGTCGCCGATCCTGCTGGCAGAGGCCAGGGTGACAACATATCCTGACGACCACAAGGTCTTTATGTTTTCCTCGCCAACCACCGAGGACGGCAATGTCTGGAGAGCGATGACAGAGGAGGCCCAGGTAGTCGGCAGGTATGAGGCCAGGTGCATCCACTGCCGGCACGAGGCGCCAATGGAGATCGAGGACATAAAAATCCCGGAGAACGAGCGAGATCCAGGAAAGGTAAAGTCTGAGCTGCTGGCAAGGTATGTCTGCAAGCATTGCGGTGGCGAGTGGAACGACCAGGAGCGCAACCGGGCTGTACTTGGCGGAAAATGGGTGGCATGGCACATAGACGTAGACCCGGACACCGGCGAGTGGGAGTGGTCGCGCGACGAGCTTGGCCGCGAGCTACGCCGGTATGTGCTCGATGAGGGCGTGGAGAAGGTGGGGTTCCACCTGCCATCGTGGCTGTCGCGGTTTGTGTCGATGTCAACCGTCATGGCGTCGTTTCTGACCGCCCAGGGCGACAAGACGACGCTCAAGGACTTCAACAATAAGCACTGCGCCGTCCCGTGGCGCCACATGGTTGCAGACCGGCCAGATGAGGCCATACTCTCCCTGCAGGACGACAGGCCAAGATCCTTGGTGCCTGGTGGCGGCAAGGTCGCGGCCCTTGTCGCCGGCATCGACACCCAGGACAACGGCTTCTATTACACAATCTGGGCTGTAGGATGGGCGGTATCGAGTGGAGGCGTCCCAACGTCTGATTTCTGGCTTGTCAGGGAGGGCTTTGTCCTGACTTTTGAGGATTTGTCGCAGGTCCTCTGGGGGACAACGTACCGGGACGCGTCCGGCGTGCAGTACCCGGTGCAGTTGACACTGCAGGATTCCGGGGGGCACCGCACGGGAGATGTTTATATGTTTTGCGCCGGAAATCCTGGAATCATGGCGGCAAAGGGCGAAAGGACCATGGCGCAGCGGTACTCATTTACCGATCTCGAGTTTTTGCCTGGGACACGCAAACGCTTGCCAGGGGCACCAAAACTGGTGCGGATAAACACAACGCTGTACAAGGACGCGCTGGACGCAAAGTTGCGCATCGTACCGGGAGACCCTGGCGGGGTGCACTTGTACAACGGCGGCGACGGCAAGCAAAACTCCCTGGCAGACTTTGCAGCCCAAATGTGCGCCGAGGTCAAGGACGAGCAGACCGGCTACTGGGCGCAGGTGGCGAGCCGGGCCAACCATTATTGGGACTGCGCGGTACTGGCCCTTTGCGCGGCAGACGTGCTGCGTGTAAGCTCGTGGCAAAAGCCGCCTGAGCGCAAGCAGGCTCCGGCCGCGCGTAAAGAGCAAAAAAAAGCGGAAAATCCATATACCGGCGGAAGGAAACTGTGGGGGTGAAGATGAATGATGCGGCAATGGCCTTGCTGATAAAGTGCAAACAAGAGGCACAGGCAGGTGTTGATTACTCTCCTCGAGATGGGGCCATCTGCCCGTGGTGCGGATGTAAGGCCAAAATATACCGCACAATGCCATGGGTAGGCGGCGTGCGGGTGCGGTATCACAGGTGCCACGAGAGCGGATGTGCAATGCACGCGCTCAACATAACCATTAAATCTGTCCAGGAAGACCCGACAATATAGCAAATTGCCACCAATAGCAACAACACTGTTGATTTTGCAACGGCACGGCATAACATAGCGACATGGCGACAATACCGGAAATACAGGAGCGGCTGGCGCTGTACAAGGCGGCGGAGCAGGCAATACTCGAGGGCGGCCAGGAGTATCGCGCCGGATCGGTGCGCTTGTCCAGGGCCGACCTCGGCATGATCCGCGCGGAGATCGAGGCGCTTGAGCACAAGCTGGCAATCGCGCAGGCATCTGGGCGGCTATCATATTCCTCGGCAGTTTTCCAGGGGCGCAGATGAAGCGAGTCTACGATGCTGCGACCGCGCTTGTCGCTGGCACAATCTCTGTCTTTTCCCCAGGGCGGGCCGCGCAGTACAGGCTCCACCGTGACATCTACAGGTCATACGTCGCCGGTGAGAAGTCCGGAGCAAACGCAAATTTTCGCCCGCGCCCAAAGTCTGCAGACGCCGACATCAGGAGAGGCATCAAACTGATAATTGGAAGGTGCAGGGACCAGGCGCAGAACAACCCTTATATCTCCGGCTCAATCAGGCGCATCTGTAATAATGCAATCCGCCGCGGGATCAAGCCGCAATTCCGGTTCATGGCCGGAGACCGCCTTGACACCAACGCCAACAGAGCGTGGGAAAAAATGTTCGGGCGGTGGGCCAGGTACGCCGATGTCACTGGTCATGATTCGTTTTGGGCTCTCCAGCGCTTGGCACTGGCGCACATGTGGTTTGATGGCGAGTTTTTTGTGCACCGCACCTGGGACACGAGCATTAACGGCGTCGTCCCTTTGCGGCTTGAGCTCCTGGAGCGTGACCACCTGGACACCAGCATCCATGGCGAGCTAAATAACGGCAACATCGCCAAAAATGGCATTGAGATCGACCCATCTACCGGCAAGCCAGTAGCATACCACCTGTTTCCGGTCCACCCAGGCGATACAACTCCAGGAGCGATCACGCAAGATTCCGTGAGGGTTCCGGCTGAAGACATCATCCATGTGTTCGACCGGCAGCGTATCAGCCAAACAACCGGTGTCCCATGGATTGTCGCCATTGTGATGGAGTCATATGACCTGGAGGACTACAGGGCGTATGAGCGCATCGGGGCAAAGCTGGCTGCCGCCTTTGGCCTGTTTGTCAAGTCATCATATCCAGAGCTTGCTGGCGGCGGCATAGGCCAACAGCCTGGCACGCAAAACAGCGACGACAGCCTCCCGGATTATATCGAGCCAGGGCGGATACAGACCCTGCCGCCAGGGACAGACATCACGATAGCAAGCCACAACAGGCCAGGCACGCAGTACGAGCCTTACGTCAAGGAGTCGCGCCGTGCCCAGTCAGTTGGCGCCGGCATCAGCTATGAGTCATATGCCAACGATTACACTGATGCGTCATACGCCGCTGCAAGATCAGGGGCGCTTGAGGAGCGGCTGTCGTACTCAGGCATGCAGTTTTTTATCAACGAAAAACTCAATGACCGGGTTGCCGCATGGTTTGTCGAGGCGTCATGGCTGGCAGGAATGAATCCGTCTCCGCTCGACAACTTCCGCTTTGATCCGTATCCATACCTTGAGGCGGTGACACACCAAGACCCAGGGTGGACCTGGGTTGACCCGCTCAAGGACGGCAAGGCAAGCCAGCTCAAGATCCAGGAGGTCTTGTCCACCAGGCGCAGGGAGGCAGCGGCCCAGGGATATGACTGGGATGACCTGCTTGATGAGGCGATAGACGAGGAGCGCAGGCTTGGGCCCCTAATTGAGCTGAGGCGCAAAAACGAGGAGAGAGATGCAGCGCAAAAAGCATGACATCATCAGGGACGAGCTGGCAAGGGCCGGGGTGTATCACGGCCTCACTGTGAGGGCATTGTCCGTGCGGTCCGCGTCTGAGGATGACGGTATACGGTGGGTGCTCACCACGGAGCAGCCGGCAACGGTATGGGACTGGACACGGTTTGACTTTGTGGACGAGGTGCTGGTGGCCTCCGGGATGGAGGTCCCCGCAAGCAGGCAGGTGCCATTTCTCGACAGCCACTCCCGCCGAAGCGTTGATGACATCCTCGGGTCAGTGACAGATTTTGGCGAGGTCACGATCTCCGGGCACAAGGCCGTTGACGGCCTCGTAAAGTTCGCAGCGGACGACAAGGCGCAGCGGACAAAGCAAAAAGTGCTCGACGGGCACCTCACGGACGGATCGGTAGGATATGAGGTAAAGCGGTCCGTATGGATTCCGGACGGCGAGGAGGCGCGAGTCGCAGGCAAGACGTACAGCGGACCTCTGAAAGTGAGCTATAAGTGGGTGCTCAAGGAATTTTCCGGCACCCCAATCGGCGCAGATGCTCTGGCAAAGGTAAGGTCCCTTTGCCGGCAGCCCGAATAATCAAAAAGCAGGAGAAAAATCATGCACGAAAAGCTGAGGAAGTTTCTGGAGGCCAACGGGCTCCGCGCCGACGCGAGCGACAAGGAGGCGTGGGACTTTTATGCAAAGCTGAAAAAGGACGGGATCGAGTATTCCGGCCCGGAGAAGGCCGATAGCGGCGCCACGGAAGGAGCACGGTCAGTCGCAACCGGCAACATGCACCGCGGCAGCGACGGTGACGACGATGATGGCGTTGACGGTGATGGCCAGCGTGGCGATAACTCCGCCGGAGGCCGCGACATGGACGTTGATGCGCTCGTGGCCGACGCGATCCGTCGCGAACGTGAGCGCTGCACAGCCATCGAGGACGCATGCGCCGTTGCCGGTATCGGTGCCGAGCAGGCACGGGAGATGGTTGATAGCGGCATGACAATCGACATGGCCCGCGAGCAGATATTCAACACCCTGCGAGAATCAGGCCGCAGCTTCGGCGCAGGCGCATCGGTAAGCGTCGGGGTCGAGAGCCGCGACAAGTTCCGCCGCGCTGTAGAGGATGGCATCTCCCTCCGTGCTGGCATCAATGTCGAGGATCCAGCCGATGGCAGCCGCGAGTTCAGGAGCCGGGCCCTCCATGAGATCGCCCGCGAATGCCTGGAGCGCGCAGGAGGGGGCACGCGCGGAATGAGCCGCCTGCAGGTCGTCGGCCGTGCCCTGGCGTCCGGCTCGACATCGGACTTTCCGCAGCTCATGTCCGCGGTGGCAGGAAAGACCCTGATCCGGGCATACAATGAGTGGCCGCAGACGTGGCGTCCTTTCGTCGGCGTGACAGACGCCAACGATTTCAAGGACATCCACGCAATCAAGATGTCGGAGGCCCCGGATCTGCAGGGCATGGACGAAAATGGCGAGTACAAGACCGCCAAGTTTTCCGACTCAGGTGAGACGTACCGGGTAATCACCAAGGGCATCAAGGTACCGCTCACCCGTCAGATGATCGTCAACGACGACCTCCGCGCCTTTACCCGCATCCCGCAGCTCTTTGGCACGGCCGCCCGCAGGATGGAGGGTGATGCGGTCTACTCCCTCATCACCAGCAATCCGACCATGAGCGACGGCGTTGCCCTGTTCCACGCCGACCACAGCAACCTGGGATCCGCGGCCGCTCTCGACTCCACAGGCCTCGCAGCCGGCCGGGCCATGATGCGCCGGCAGAAGGGAGCCAACGGTGCATCCCTCGATGTTACCCCGGCATTTCTTCTGGTTGCGGTCGAGGACGAGCTTGACGCAGAGATCCTGCTCAGGTCCGCAGCCCTCCCGGACGACAACAAGTCCGCCGGCGTATACAACCCGTGGGCCGGCAAGCTGACGCCGATCGCTGACCCGCATCTCTCCGGAACCAAGTGGTATCTCCTGGCCCACCCGAACCAGTATCCGGTCATCGAGGTGGCTTACCTGATGGGCGAGGCGCAGCCGTATGTCGATGAGCAGCTTGATTTCAACAGTGACGCTCTGGTCATCAAGGTCCGCCACGACTTCGGCGCCGGAGTCGTCGATCATATCGGAGCCTACTTGAACCCTGGCGCATAATCTGACACCACGAACGCCGGCCGGTATTGCCCGGCCGGCAATCAAACTATATCGGAGGAAGAAAAGATGGCACAGAACCATATCCAGAAAGGCGCGGCCATGCCGTGGACCAATGGCACCGGGGCAACGGTAACCTCTGGCACGCCGGTTATCGTCGGCGACATGATCGGTGTAGCCGCCGGCGACATCGCAGACGGCGAGTCCGGCATCCTGCTTACCGAGGAAGTTTTCGAGCTGCCGAAAACCGCAGCCGGAGCGATTGCCCAGGGATCGCAGGTATACCTGGACGCGACGAGCGGCGAAATCGGCACCGACAACACCGATACCCCGGCCGGGAAGGCGTTTGAGACCGCGGCCGATGGAGCGACAACCGTCAAGGTGAAGATCAACGCCTGATGGCAACCTTCAGCGAGCACATGGCGGCTGATGTTGCCAATATCATGTCTGGCGAGTTCGCGGAGGCGGCGAATTGGGACGGGACAGACATCAACGTCGTCCGCGTTTATGCCGACATTGGCGACGAGGACCGCGGCCGCCATGGCGTACACGACGAGCTTGACCTGCTCGTGTCGGTAGATGATGTCCCGGCGCTGTGGTATCGGCAGCAGGTGACTTTTTCCGGCGCTACCTGGACAGTGCTCAGGTGGCGCCGTGACAGTCATGCTGCCTGGCGCGTAACCCTTCGCAAAGAGGACAGGCCGGTTATATGAGCCAGATAGCGGCAAAGTTCGCGGTGCGTAACACGCGGGAGTTTTTCCGCGAGTTGGAGCGGCGCGGGCAAGAGATCGAGCGCGCAGCGTCCACTGCCGTAAAGGTAGAGGGCTTCAGGCTGATGCAGCAGTTGCGCAAAGAGATCCGGGAGGGCGCCCCTGGCGGGAAAAGGTTTGCGCCGCTCTCGGTTGTCGCCGCATACAGCAGGAGGCCGTACAATCGGACAGCATATCAGCGCCTTGCGACGGCAGTAAGGTACGACCAGGTCGGCAAGGGCGCTGATATGACATTCAAGGTCGGATTCATCTCCCGGAAATCTAGCAAGGCGTGGGTCAAGATCGCTGAGCGTGCGCAGGGCGGAGCGTCGTTTGAGATCACGAGCGCAAGGCGCATCGCCCTGGCAAGGCACGGCGCGAAGCTGGCTGAGGTGTCGGTGGCGTCAGGCGACCAGAAATACTTTTTCCTGCGCAAATCGACTACAAAGGCAAATACGCCGGCAAGGCAGATCATCACCCCATTTTGGCGGGCACATGAGATGGCGGCGCGGGAGAATATCGTCGTCAACTTCCACCGCAAACTGCGAGGCGAGAGGATAGGATGACGCCGACAACGATGACAGGGCTCCGCTACCTCATCCGCGACGCAATATCCGGCAGTGATGCCATAATGGCATGGGCCGGGATCAATTACGACCGCGAGGTATCCGTTTTTGTCGGGCTGGACGAGCGTGATCCGCCAAGGAGCGACCAATACCCTGCGGTGCATATTCTGCCAACCTCAAGGGGCGGGGACATGACCCCTGGCGATGACACCTATACCGTCTCAATTATCTCCGGTGTCCATGATGAGTCGCCGATGGTGCTTGTCCCTGGGACAGATCATGTCTACGAGATGCAAGGGCCTGTCAGGCTCGAGGAGTTTGTTGATCTTATCGTTGCGGAGCTCAGGGATGTCGGCGCAGACGATCTGTTTCTGCGTGGCGTATCAGTGGAGTACGAGACAGTAGAGTTTTTCCCGTTTTTTCTCGCCGAAATTACGGCGATTTTCGACCGGCCGCTTGAGCCGGGGCATTACACATAAGGAGGCCAGCACATGGCAAACAGGATAGGCAAGGCCAGAGAGCAGCAGGTATTCGCCGTGCGCGAGGCCACGCGCGGCACATTGACGGCGCCTGCGGCAACGGACCTTATCGTGGCGGCCGGGTTCGCCAAGATCAACCAGCAGCCGAGCTTCACGGATTCTCCGGAGATCGTCAACTCTCGAGACCTGCTGGCGGATTTCCAGGACAAGACGCCGGCCGGGCAGTGGTCATGTCCTATCATTGTCCGTCCGTCCGGGTCGCTCGGGGTGGAGCCCAACGCGAGCATCTTTTACGAGTCGCTGCTCGGGAAAAGGACTGTCAATGCAGGCGTGTCCGTGGCTTATGATCCGGAAATGGAAAAGCCGAGCTTTTCGCTGTGGGTTAAAAAGAGCCACAGCGTGCTGTTTGCGTCGGGGTGTACAGTCGGCAAGGCATCCGTAACTACCGGCCCAAAGGGAGGCCTTACCTTGGAGCTGTCAGGGCAGTTTATGCGCATGGGCTGGGCAGGTGAGGACGAGCTGACAGCAGATGCAGCGGCATCAGATACTGTCCTGCATGTTGCCGACGCCAAAAAGTACACGGTTGGCGCCATGGTGCAGCTTGCCGGGGACGACAATGGCGGGGCCGGGTATGAGGTATCAGCGGTTGACACGACTGCCAATACCATCACTCTGGCCGCCGGGCTCGCGGTTGGCGGGTCAACTGGTGATGTTGTGTCCGGGTGGCTCCCTGCCGGGACGGAAACGTCCACGCCGCTCGAAAACCGCAAGTCAACCGCGTCCATCGGAGGGGCCTCGCTGCCGATCAAAGGCATGACGATCAACATTACAGATGATCCTCAGTATCTTGAGGACGAGATCACCACCGACGGCTACCCGGTTGAATACGTCGAAAACCAGCGCGTGATCGACGGAGAGCTTGACATCTATTTCCGGCAGAATGATCTCAGATATTTCCAGGACGGCCTCGACACCAACGAGCAAGCTATATCGCTCAACTGTGGGGACACGGCCGGGACACGCGTAAAGTTCGCCATGCCGCGCACCAGGTTGAGCGTCCCGACGGTTGAGGAAACGGACCCGACCGTGGCGCTCAAGATGGGAATCAAGGCGCTTGGACAGACTGGCGAGGACTCAATATCAATTATTTTTGATTGACAGGCTGGCGCCCCTGAGCTCTTGCTCCCTGTGTCGGGCAAGCAAGGGCGATGGGGCGCCATTTTAAGCAAAACCGACACAGGAGCCACAAATATGAAGCTGCACACCAAAAAGAGAAGGATCACCATCAAGATCGAGGACGTGACCGTTATCGCTGAGCCGATGACGCCGCGCGAAATCGCCAAGCTGCGGTATGACTGCACCGACATTGTCGGGCGCGGAGACGGAGCGGTCCAAGAGTTTGATGGATATGAGTTTTCTGCCCGCATGTTTGAGCGGATCGTTGTTTCTTGGGACGGCGCGACCGACGAAGATGGTAGACCTTTGGAGTGCACGGTCGCCAATAAGAGGGCCGTCTACGACTACGACCAGGGCTTTGCCACGCAGGTCCTCACTGACGTCAAGGACAAGATGTCGGCCAGAGAGGAAGCTGAAGAAAAAAACTGATTGGCTGGGCCAGGTGGAACCTGAAGCCGGGGCGCGTCACCTCGTGCATGGAGTGCTCTGAAAACTGGCCCAGCGGAACGCCATGCGATGACTGCGAAAAGCCAGCATCAGTTTTGCCAGGGAACGCCATCGCAATTGAGGCATGGATGGCCTGTCACTCGTCGATGGCAGGCCGTGATGGCCAGACCGGCCTGATGCGGATAGAGGCAATCATCGCGACGCTATCAGCCATCAACGGAAGCGAGCAGGATCTTGGCAAAGTCCTGCTGATCGAAAAAATCTACCAGGAGTTTGTAAAAGAAAATGCAGACCGCGCTTGAATTTGCATTGCAACTGGTAGACCACGCCACTGGCCCGCTCAAGCGGTCAATGCGCGAGTCCGAGCGAGCCGTTGTATCGCTCGACTCGCGCATGGGCAAGCTGTCTCGCACCGTCTCTGCCCTTGGGGCAGCATTTGGCGGCTGGCAGGCCGCAAAGCTCATCGGCGACATTGTGTCGCTGTCCGATAAATACACCCTCCTTGACAATCGTCTCGCGCTTGTCACCACATCGTCGGAAAATCTCGCCGACGTCCAAAATCAACTATACAGGCTGTCGCTCGAGACCCATGGTGCATACGAGGCGACCGTCTCAATGTACACCAGGTTTGCGCGGGCGACAAAGGACGCTGGCGTCTCGCAGGAGGACCTGCTTGGCGTTACCAGAGCGCTCAACGAGGCCCTCATAGTCTCTGGTGCCAGCACGCAAGAGTCTGAGGCTGCCCTCCTCCAGCTATCCCAGGGCATGGCGTCAGGCGTATTGCGAGGCCAAGAGCTCAACTCCGTGATGGAGCAGACGCCGCGTATCGCCAAGATGATAGCCGACGGCATGGGGATCACTATCGGGCAGCTCCGGCAGTACGGAAAAGAGGGCAAGATCACCACGGAAGAGGTGATTAACGCCCTGAAAAAAGAGGCGGCGACCGTCCATGACGAGTTTGGGCAGATGTCAACAACCGTCGGCCAGGCATGGACTGACCTCAAGACGGTTTTTGCCGCCATTATCACGGACGGAACCGATGCCGCATCAGTAACGGAGACGTTAGCCGGGACAATAGAAGATTTTGCTGCATACCTTAATGACCACAGGGATGATATAGCAAGTTTCTTTAGGGCCGGCTTAAACGCTGCGAAAGAGCTTGATGCCTTCCTGAGCGGCAAGTTGTCAACATCAACCAGCGATTATGTCTATAACCAGACCATTGAGAGCCTGCGAAAGGTCCAGGATGCTATAGACGAGTGGGAGCGCAGCAACGCACCTGGAAAAGACATGGTGCTCGAGAC